TATTACAGTAACTAGCACTGCAACTTTTCCCCCTACCCCCCTTGCTACAGCTTAGCTCGTAACAAATTAACCTAGATCAATACTGACCTTGATGTCACCAGCCACTTGTACCTGACTTCTATCGATAGGTTTATAGCCAGCACGATCCAGTAAATCCTTACTTGCTTCTAGCTGAACATACTCAGACTTAGCGTTCTGTGACAGCCTACGCACTGTTCCAACAGCTAGAGTAGCGCTAATCCCAAACTCTTCATTCATACGCTGCATCATGTACTGCTGCACATGGGCTGTTTTCAAAGCTCTATAAGCTGAGACGTATCCAGCCTTGCCTTCAGCATACCCAGCTTCGATGGCAGCTTTAGCTGGAGGCAATCCTTTTGCTACCATTATATCCACCAGCGCAGCCTGTTTATCAGTTAGCTTCTTAGCGGGAACCACACTACAATCCTTTCTTCTAAGCTGACGACTAACATCTAGCTAACTGCTGTCGTCTGTGTTTAGCTAAACTCAGTAAGCTATGGTTAAGAAGGATTGTTTATACATTGGGGCTTATGTCTCATTCACTAGCCCCCCTCTCCCTCTCTCCCCCCACGCTAACACTATTTCCTATGTGGCTGTCAAGAGTGACGTAACGTAACTATACTAATTACCCTACGTCACACCTGATTATTCCAGTTGACACCATAAATAGCACAACCGCTAAGCGCCCTAGATGGTGACGCCAAGACACGCTAGTTCATAGGCATCTCCTTGCATATGACGTGCAAGCACACTCCTGTTGATGCGCCCAGCCTTGCGTCACCCCGCTGCAAACAGTCTACTCCGTGAGCACTTGAAGCGCTAACTCACCATCTTGCATAGAGTGACTTGCCGATGGCAACATCTCCCTGCCTTGCTGATTCGGCTACAAGCCCGCCCTTAGTTACTGGCTCAGACTACCATCCAATAGAACTAAAGCTGGCGGCAAGATCTCTGGCCATCCTTATGCGTATTCATTGCGGTCCACCTTCTAAAAATGATGCCTACTAAAAGACCGCCAGCCTGAGAACGAAAAGCTTAAGGCGCATCGTCCTGTCTTAGGCATGTCTGGCGTTCGCCTGTGAGTGGAGGCTGCGGTTATCCCCTGCCCGTCTTTGTTGAGCATCGGGCAGAAACAGTTCGCAACAACACTCGTTCCTCGGATATTGCGAACTGCAAGCGCCTCTGGGCGTTTCTGCTCCGTGCTTCAAGTCGCCGTGCGGGGATAGTCCTCGCACCACATCACAGGAGAACTAGACATGACTAAGAAGAACGCTACACCTACACTTTTCGATCTCAAGCTAGCGGTAATTAACCATCATAAAGGTGACCACAATGAATATCTTCGCATAAGTATTGCCAGAGATGCTTGCTACACCAGCTTCAATTCTATCGAATGGAAGTCAGAGCAAATGTCAGTAACTAAGAACGAGCTTGCAGCCCTTGCTGAATCAGCAGGACAGGAAGTTGTTGATATTAACATCGGCAAGAAGATCTCACTCTATCGCAAGATGGAGGCTGAGTTAGCAGAGCTTCAAGAGCGTCACGAAGCAGACAAGAATGTTTACACCGAGGTAACACAAGGCGAAGTTTGGACGCATAAGCCGAAGCGCACTTACAAATCAGATGGACTTGGAGATGCCAACGAACTCAAGCGCATCTTGGGTTAACCATCAGGGCGGCTTAACGGTCGCCCTATTCATTGCATCAATGGAGATAATACAATGTATAACGCACTAATTAACCTTCAAGATTACTTAGACTTCCCAGAACCAGCTGATTACTTTGGAGACTTAGCTGATATGTTCTACGGATGATACCATCACCACTCGATCTTATCACAGCAGTGTCGCTTTTTGCGGCACTGTTTCTATGCTTATCATTGCTAACTTAGGAGACAGAATGCTCAAGACAGTTTGGATTGCATTCGTGGCATTTTCTACGCCAGAAGAATGCGATCAGTTTTTAAAAACGAATCCTTCACTTGCTCACGGTGAAGTGCAGTGCGTCATTCACAAACACGAAACGTCACCGATAAAACCAAAACGAAAACCAAAAAAGGATTGAGTAAATGCCAAGCACACCAATTCAAAAGAAGTTTCAAAGATTAAAACAAAACTATGGCATAGATCAAAGATGGATAGATGCTCAGTTAGAGTGGCAAGAATATTGCTGTGATGGATGTAAGCGTCCATTCAATGAGCATGTTAGATATGTTGTAGACCATAAGCATGACACCTCAATAAAAGTTGTTCGACATCTTCTATGTGATTCATGCAATGGAGCTTTAGGAACATTGGAAAAGCTACAAAAGAATGAAGCTGTCTTTAAAAGATTACAGCTAATAGCTCAGAGATATATGCATTATGAAGACTTATATCCTCAACAAAGTAACGTAACGTAACTAATGACTTTAACTATTGTCACTGCAATAATGCAGGACATAACCCAAGGAGAACTAACATGAGACTCAACTACATCGACTATGCAGAGCTACCTTTGTCTGTAATGTTTACCAAAGGTGACATCGAAGCGATCCATGAATTTTTCAAAGATCACTCAGATGCAATTAAAAACTGCAAAAGACCACATGCAATGGAACAAATTGCAGTTTGCTTTGCAGACATACATGCAAAACTAGAGGAGGTATAGCATGAAACATTTCTCAATGAATGACTTCAACTTTCCTGTTGAACAACAACCAATCCACGACCAGCTTGGCAATATCATTGCTGGTCATCAAGCTGTTGTGCGTACAGACACCGATCAGGTGTTGGGCGTACACGGATCACGCTACAAGATTGTATCGCACGATGATGTAGTCAACTCAGTTCTTGACGGAGTGAAGTCAGCAGATCTATCAAACGATTATGAAGTAAGCGTCGATGTGCTTGAAGACGGTCGCAAGCTAAGAGGTGAGATACTATTTAATAATCTTACTGTTGAACCAGCAGTCGGTGACTACGTTAAGTTCCGAGTCAGCTTCTTCAATAGCTACGATGCGTCTTGGTCCTTTTCTCAGCAAGCCAATGGCTTACGGCTATGGTGCCTCAATGGTTGCACCACACCCGACACAGTGGCGCGCAGTAGATACAAGCACACCGCATCGATCAACGTCGAAGGTGCAGCAGCCAAAGTAATCAATGGTCTTGAGCACTTCCAATCTCGCAAAGATGTCTGGCAAAGCTGGATGCACACCAAGCTAGAGCAAACACAGATCGAGAACTTCTTGAAGAAGACTGTCTGCAAAGCATTCACACGCCAGCAGTCAGTCACCAAGACCAACGAAAAGCAACTAGAAAACCTGCTAAGTATTTGGAACAACGAGCGCAGCAGCCTCGGCTCTAACAAGTGGGCACTGTACAACTGCCTTACTTATTGGGCTACGCACACACAAGATCTGCGTAAGCCAGAGATTGCCAAGTACAATCGTGAACTACAGATTGCTAGCGCAATGAAATCAAAACAATGGACGGAGATGGCATGAGACACGGCGAAGTATACAGAATGAATAGTGCTTGGTGGTTTAGCAAGCGCACAGATGGCAGCACATTAGTGCTGTCAACTAAACATAAAACAAAAGCTAAAGCATTGGCTGAAGGAGAGGAGGAACTTAACGAAGGTCGTATCGATAACCTTCACACATGGAAAGGTAACGGGTCATATGAATCTTGTATGGCTATTTGTAAATCAAAGGAGAACCACAATGAACTATAAAATTGAAAAGAATATTCCAGTATCTGCTCACGGAAAATCAGGTGTTTGGTCAAGGCTTGCAACAAAAATGGAGGTTGGAGATAGCGTTCTCCTCAAAACAAGATCGCAAGCAATGGGTCTACGCACTTCTTTAAATAGATTTGGTTATAAAGGAATGACTAGAACAGTTGATGAAGGCATTCGTGTTTGGAAAATGGAGAGCAAAAATGCGAATGAGTAAACAACACTATGAATTTATTGCAGACACGATTGGGCCAATGGTAGGTTGGCCCTCTCACTTACATTCAATAGCTGATGAACTAGAAAAAACTAACCCACGTTTCAATCGTGAGAAGTTTCTGCAACGTGCAACCAAAGCTTGGGAGGATAACCATGACATACCAGATGTTGATGACCACATCCCTTATTGAATGCCCAGAGTGCTATGGTCATGGCACTCTGACTTACACCAGATTTATTAGGCAAGGTTTTGATGTCGATGTAGGCTACGAAGAAGAGTACAAAGACACTTGCTTTAATTGCAATGGTGACTGTGAGATTGAAATAGAACCAGAGGATCTTGACAACGACGAGTGACTTACTGCATTAGTGCAGTATGAAGTCGTATCTAAAACACCTACAAGATAGAGCAGAGGAAACAGACATCTCTCTGCTCACCTCTTTCAAACGAGCAAGCGTTCCAACGTCTACTTATTATAGATCAATAAACGGAGACACCGAACTGAGATACGATACCGCAGTGAAAGTAATCAATGCTATCGAAGAACTTCACTCGATACAACAAGCCCGTGAGCATACCGAAAGACTACGATCTTCTGGTAAAGATATTAACCGACGCTCGGTACGAGCTAAGTTTAAGCCAAGAAGCATTAGCTCATAAAATCGGATGCACTGTATCACTGATCCACAAGTGGGAAGCACAGAAGCGTATCCCATCTGGGTTCATGCTGATGTGTTGGCTGGATGCTTTAGGTTATGACATCGAAGTCAAAAAAAGGCAGCGCGATTGATTGCATTGCGTGTCAAACTACTACCACTTGGTTCGTTGCAATACTTAAAAACAATGGCGCAGCTACTTACGAGAAGCATTGGTATGTCTGCCTTCATTGCTATGAGGAGGATAAATGGCAAATCGTAACAAGAACAAAGGAACTTACCACGAAAAGTGGTTCGTCGACTGGCTTACGAAAGCGAAGATCAAAGCGAAAAGACAACCCCTCTCAGGCAGCTTGGGAGGAGAGTATAGCGGCGACATCAAGCTTGAACTCTTCGGACAAGAACTGGTGGGAGAAGTAAAATATAGAGATAAGTCCAACTTCCCTAGCCCATTTACAGTATTAGATAGGCGAGACATTGCCTTCTATAAAAGACGGACAGGAAGTCCGCAAACTCTGGTCATCATGAGCGGTGATCAATTCCTTAAACTTATGGAGAACGCAAATGGAGAATCAAAACAAAATGATAAAAGCTCACCTTGAAAAAGGTAAGCGATTAACCTCACTAGAAGCATTAGATTTATTCGGCTGCTTTAGATTATCAGCTAGAATATCTGAACTTAAAACTTCTGGCTATCATATAGAAAAAACTATGATTGAGCTTCCAAGTGGTAAAAAAGTAGCGGAGTATTACAAGCCATGAAGAAACCCAAATCATTAGGCAATGCAGTAGCCAGTAGTGTGTGGGATGCACACATCAACAAAGCCACAAGCTCACCGCACTATGCTAAAGAATACAAGAAGTATTCTTATGTACTAGATGAGTATGAGATCATAGCCAAACGCATTAAGAATGGTGAGCCTGTTGGTGAACCATACTTTAAGGGCGAGCAACGAAAAAAGCTGCTTGAGCTCACTGACATTACTGAAGCTGACCTTAAAAAATATCTTGAGTAAGCTGCAAGTATGCAGTAGTCTAACCCATATAATAAAAGGAGAACTCAATGGAACGTAAAGGTTTCATAGGCGGCAGCGACTGCGTAAAAATTATTAATGGCAACTGGCTTGAACTATGGCAGATCAAAACTGGTCGCGTAGAGTCAGAGGACTTGTCTCGCAATATTGCAGTACAACTCGGTAGCTGGACTGAAGACTTCAATCTTGAATGGTTTGAACGGGAACATGATTGTGTTCTGTCTAATCATCAGCATGAATATGAGCTAGAGATTGGTACTGTACCAGCCAAGGGTACAATTGATGCCAAGTGGGGGAGCTTCATAGTCGAAGCTAAGCATACCAATCCGTACAAATCTATGGATGATATTATTGAATACTACATGCCACAGATACAACTGTACTGTTATCTTGCCAAAGCAGACGGTGCTTATTTCTCAGTAATTTTTGGTAACAACAGATGGGAATCTGCACATGTCTCGTTCGACCTACGCTATTTCGATTCTATGTGGGCGGTGGTGTCAGACTTCTGGGGTTACGTTGTACGCGACAAAGAACCGATTGGTGTTCAAACGCCAGACATCTCCATTGACAAGATTGAGGTGGACAACATGGTCAAGCGAGACGCCAGCACAGACAACCAGTTCATCGACGCAGCAGTTACCTACATCAACGGATACGAACACAACCGCGTGTTCGAGAACGCAAAGAAAGATCTCAAGAACATGGTCAGTAGCAACGAGCGAGAAGTTTACTGCGACCACCTTACAATCAAACGAGACAAGCGGGGATCACTCCGCATAACAAGGAGAACCAACAATGACTAATAACCTCGACATCTGGGACAAGCTGGCCTCTTCAGACCCCAAATATCTGAAGAAGGTCAGCTTCGGCAGCCGATCATTCACCGCCATCGACCCACAATACCAAGTCAGAAAGATGACTGAGCAGTTCGGGCCAGTCGGTGAGGGCTGGGGTTGGCACAACACAACAGAGATTGTGCCTGTAAGCAACGGAGACAGCGCTGTGCTAGCGCATGTTACTGTCTGGCATGGCACACCAGCAAATTCATTTGGCCCCTTCACAGGGTGCCGTAAGTTCTTTGATGCAGCTAAGGGTCGTATGGCCGAGGATGCACCGAAGATGGCTATCACTGATGGCCTAACCAAAGCACTGTCGCACATTGGCTGTGATGCTGACATCTTCTTAGGCAAGATGGATGGCAACAAGTACGATCAAGATAGTGGAAACAAGAACAGTGGCTGGTAGTCACACAATACAGGAGCCAGAAGCATGGCAGAATATGACGATACAAACAGAGGCGCAGCCTTTACACCATTCCCAACGCAGCAGATGATCTTGCAAGGTAAGGTCAACGTAGAGGGCGTGGATTCAAAAGTAGTTCTTGTCAAAGACCAGACCAAAGACGGTCGGGGTATTGTCGAGGTCTA